ACCTGCGCGGCATCGTCGGCGGTCATGCCGGCGCGACCTCGCCGGCGGCGACGCTGCGCAGCGCTTCCGCTTCGGCCTGCAGTTCGTTGCGCCGCGTGCGGACGCGGCCGGCCAGCTGACGGGCGGCGCTGCAGGTCGTGACGTCACCGGCCAGCAGCTGTTCCAGTTCGTCTAGTTCGACCAGCACGATGCCCAGCCGTATGACGATCGCCTCGCAGGCGTCGGCCTTCGTGCTGCGCCAGTCGGGCGGCCAGTCGTCCATAGCCCCGGTTCTAGCGGGGCCGGCGACGATAGGCGAGTCGTCGGGCTGACAGCACATGGCGGCAGGCGGCAGTGTTTGACAGCAGGTGGCAACATAGGGCACTATCTGACGCCACATGGCAGCGCCACATCATCGTGCGCAGTTTGCGGCGATTTCCTGCGGCATGGCAGCACGTCCGTACAGCCAGCGCCGCGGGTGGCCGTGCCCCGGCTAAACCATCGGCTGACAGTCCGCTGCACGGCCGCCGAACGCGAGGCATGGCACGCCTATGCCGCCAGCCTCGACACCGGCCTGTCGGACCTGACGCGGACGGTGCTGAATAACCTGGCCGGCGTGAACGTGCCGCCGGTGCTGTCGCTGCACAGCGATGCGGAACTGGTGAAGTGGCACGCGGAAACGCGCGACGGGCTGCGCCGGCGGCGCGACGCGTGGCGCGGCCGTGGCGTCGGGATCGCCGCGACCGTCGCCGCCGAACCCGTCTACCACCTGATCCACTGCGGTCACTGGTGCCTGCTGCCGCCGTTTCTCTGCTGACCTAGCGGCCGGCGTCGCGCTCGCGGTCGGATTCCACGACGCCGACCCGGTAGCCGATGTATGCGCCCAGCACGCCGATGATCCCGCCGCCCCAGCCTGTCAGGACCTGCGTCGCGTTCTCGGATAGCGGCGCGTCGCCGTCGATCGCCGTCCACAGCACCGCGGCCGTAAACAGGTTGAACGCGATCCCCAGCGTGACGGCCAGCACCAGCGCCACGTAGCCGCCTGCCTGACTGACCTTCATACGCGGTCGCCGGGATCGCCGCGGTGCTTCATCCAGCGGTTTAGCAGCCGTTTCAGCCAGCGCGGGAAATGCTGGTGCGCTCGCCGCGGGATCAGCGTCACCAGCAGCCAATAAATCAGCCTGTCGGCGGCGTTCACGACGCCACCAGCGGCGGCCGTACCACCTTGCGAAAGTCAGTCCGATAGTGCAGCTTCCGTTTCGACGGCGGTTCCGACCCGAACGAGAACCAATCGGCCGTGTCACTGTTGCCGGCGTGGTAGCACAGACACACGTGCCCATCGTAGTGCGCTAGGTCGCCGACCTTGTAGGGGCTGCCGACCGTCGGGTGATCGTCCTCGTAGTAGTTCGTGTTCCCGTAGCCCGACCAGCCCTGCTTCGCCGGGTCGGGCACGTCTAGCCCCGTCTCGCGCCTCGCGTAATGGAACGCCTGAATACAGCTGCCGCTGCAGTCCGACGTGTTCGACCCGTCCGGGTTCACGCTCACGTCGACGGCCCGGTTTTGGCTGTAGTACCAGTCGGGTTCGCCTATCGCCCGCTCGCAAAATTCGGTCAGCTTCGCGCGGACGCGATCGGCCGGCGGGGTCGACGGCGGCGGCGGTTCGGCGGCCCGTTTTTCCTCTTTCAGCAGCCGCTGCGATTCGCCGTCGAACGCCGGCAGCTGATCGTCGCCGTACCAGGTGCCGCGCATCGTTTCGTGCGCCTTCGCCCCGTATGAGCCGTCCGAAGAGTCGGCCGGGATCAGCCCGCGTTTGCGCTTCCAGGCCGCGCAGGCGTCGTTCAGCGCCTCGTTCCAGTGCAAATCCCAGCGGTCGGGCTGCCACGCCAGGAACCCCAGGTGCGCCAGCGCCCGTTTGACGGCCAGCGCCGTATTCCCCTTCGATTTGAACCCGGACGGGTTGCCGGCCTTCGCGTAAGGCTCAGTGAACGGCGCATCGGCTTCCGGCACCGTCATGTCGCCGCCTTGCCCGCCTGTTCGTCATGGTCGTCGACCAGGATCGTCAGCGTGCGGCGTAGTTTGTCGTATGCGCCCCAGGTCGATAGGTCGTCCGGGTTGCGGTTCGGCTTCGACCCGGACGGGTCCAGCTTGATTAGCCGGTCCACCGCGGCGTCGACGCCGTGCTGGTCGCCGATCGTTTGCATGTCGTCCCCTTCGTCGGGTGGGGTCGGGCTGTCGACGCAGCCCTGGTAGCCGCTGCTGCGCGGCTGCCAGGCGCCGTAATCGCCGCCGCAGTCGTCGGCCGTGTAGAGGCTGTACGGCGCCTGCAGCGTGTAGTCGTTCGGCGTCCAGTCGCCATAGGTGCCGAACGTCATATAGACGCATTCGACGCCGTAGGCGTGCCACTGGTCCAGGAACCACTGCTGCTGCGACGCCAGCCCGAATACCTGCGGCAGCACCGGAATGTGCGCGAGCGGATACCAGTGCACGTCGGCAAACGGCTGCGGTTCGACCGACACCGCCGCCTCGCGCTCGCCGATCGCGTCGCGGATCAGCGACGTGTAGGTGGCGCCGCTGCCTTTCAGTTCCGATTCGGCGTTCACGATCAGCGGCGACTGCCACTGGTCGGCGCAGCGGATCAGCTGCGAGAGTCGATCGGTCGAAAATCCGCCGTCGGCGCCCTGCGTTCGCAGCCAGGGGCCGCACACCATCCCGCGCTGCAGCGCTCGCGGCCTAATCACCGCTTCCCATTCACCGGGCGCGTGGTCGCCGATATTGCAAAACACGCCGGCGAACCCGGCCGCCTGCATCCGGTCCAGGTCCTCGACACCGCCGCGCGGGTCGCGCAGGAACAGGAAACAGCTGCTGTCAAAAACACTCACGCCACGCGCACCGGCAGGATCGCGACCCAGCGCATGGTCGCCATTCCCCAGGTATTGCCCTGCCCTGACCAGGCGCCAATCCCGATCGACGTGCCGACGCCCAGGCCGTTTACCCGCGAGCGTTCCTGCGCGTGAAACGACACGGATGCCGCCGACGCGGGGCCAGCCGTAATCGCTGCCTCGCCCAGCTGCGTCGCGGCATAGGCGGCGAAATTAGAAATATGCGGCGTCGCAGGGCTGCCGGTCATGGGCACTGATATCTCCACGAAATAGTCGCCCGTTCGCGGCACGGTGACGATCCCACCGGGCGCGAGAATCGCGACCGACGCCGACAGCGTCAGGATTTGCGATTCGCCCGCTACCCGCTGCAGCGGCGAACCGCCGACGAATTCCCATTTGTACGGCGACGTCGACCCGGCGTTGTAGCGGAAGCGCCACTGCCAGGTCGGGTTCGTGACGGTGTCGACCAGCACGTGTTCCTGCCCGTCGACGGGGCCGGCCGGCAGCGTCGTGCCGTAGCCGACCGCCAACGCCGGCAGCTGTGCGGCGGGCACCTTGCCGGCGGCGTCCAGCGACGCCAGCCCGTCAGCTGCGCCGCGCACCGCTTCCAGCCGGGTCGCCAGCTGCGCCATGTCGGCGGGCACGTCAGCCGGGTCGGTCGCGGCCGGGTAGGGCAGCAGCAGGGTCGGTGTCTCAGGCATCGGTGCCCCTTTCACTGGCGGGTTTCGCTTCGGCTTCGTCCTCGCGCAGCAGCGCCGCGAAGGTGACGGTGCCGATGCACAGCAGAAAATCGCCGCTGGCCAGCACATAGGCGGGGCCGCCGGCGGCCGGCTGACGCGTGTCGGCCAGCTTCGGGATCGACAGCGTTTGGCCGCCCAGGATCACGTTCGCGTAGGCGTTCGATCCGCCGCCGGCGCCTATCCCGATCAGCAGTTCGACGGGGTCGCCCTGCGGTCGCAGCTGCTGACGCAGGACCCGCGCGAGCGTCCGGGTAACGGGAACGTCGACGCTGCTCATACGCTCACCGCCGGCCGTGCGTCGCGGACCTCGCGCCACGCGGCGGCATTGTGGAACACGCGCCGCGGCCCCGGCGTCAGCCGGCGCTGCGCTGTCGGCGCGTCGACGCTGCGCAGCGTGAACGCCTGCGACCCGCTCGCGGCGATCCCGGTCCGCACCGCGTCGACCAGGTGCGTTTCCTGCCGCCCGTCAGGGAACGTGACCGCGACGACGTCGCCGGCCTCTAGCGCCGGGTTCACGGCGCTGGTCACGGTCAGCGACCTCGTCAGCTGCAGCCGTTTGTCCAGCAGCGCCTGCGCCGCCGCCTGCGCCTGTTCGACGGTCTGCACCGCGCTTGACTGTTCGACGCGGGCGACCTTGCCGAACGGGCCGCCCCAGCGGGTCGGGCTGGCCGGGTCGCTGTCGATCACCAGCGCCGCCACCGGCGGGTCGGTCGCCGCGTTTTGCCCTTCGACCAGCACGCCGTTGTAGACGCCGGTCCGGTTCAGCGACTCGTCGGCGCCGACCATAACGCCGGCCTCGCCGGCGTCGAGCGCCCATACGGGGCTGCCGCTGCCGGCGGGCAGGCCGAATACGTAGATGCCGTCGGCGTTGAAAAACTGCTCGCCGCCGACCGCGAGCGCGAGCACCTGCAGCGCTTCGGCCCGGTTGCGCGAAAACGTCGAATCGACCAGCACCGCGGCCGGGTCGTACAGCTTCAATGCCGGCGCGGTCGGGAACACGCCCTGCACGATCGCGATAGCCGCGTCAGCGACCCTGACGCCGCCGCCGAACGTCAGCGTTTGCGGGTTCGGCACCTGATACGTGACGCCGGTATCGCCCGATCCGGCGGCGCCGCGATCCATTCGTACGCTGTGCTCGGATTCGACCGCGGCCAGGATCGACCCAGGGACAATGTCGCTGGTCCCGAACGGCCCCAGCACCATGCCGGCGGTCAGGTCGGCTGTCTCGACAATGTTGGTAATCACGGGGTCGCCCTGCTGCACGCGGCCGTCCTTTAGCCCGCTCACGTTTACGGGCGCGTTCAGCGTCACCTGAGCACCGGGGCCGATCGTCTGAATGCGGCGACCGGCCGGGATGCCGACGCCGGCGACGGTCATGCCGACCAGCAGCCCCGATGTGTCGGGCGCGAGCGCGACCACCGGCGATTCGTCCGTCAGCGTGCCGGTTTTCGTCGCGCCGATCGTCGCCGCCGGCTGGTACGGGGCCAGGAAAGGTTCGTCCCGCACCTGCGCCATGCGGTCGGCCAGTTCCAGCTGCGCCGAATCGTCGCTGGTGCGCCAGGTCACGGATTCGACCCGGAACACGCCCAGCCGCAGTAGCTCTTCGCTGCGGTCGGCGTAGCGCAGCCCGCGATACAGCAGGCAGTAGCCGCCCAGCGGCAGCGTCCGCAGGTCCAGCCCCAGGTCGGCCCCGATCCGCAGCGACCAGGGAATCCGCACGTTCGCGGTCGTGCGGATCAGCGCGGTGCGGTCGCTGGTCACGTCGCCGTCCTCTAGCGGGACCACGATCGCCGTCGTCGGGTCCTCGGGGAAATACAGTTCGCAGCGGGTCGCGACCAGGTGCGACTGGCGGACGCTGGCGGCGAACCTGTCGCTGATCACGCGCACCGGCTACACGTCCTGCGGCGGCCAAGGGATCACGTCGGACGCCTCTTCGCCGCTGTAGTCGTACAGCACCGCGTCGTAGCTGCCGGCCGCCAGCATGTCGGCGTAGGTCGCGAATGTCGTCGCCACGGCCGCGTACGTGGCCGGCGGGATCGGGTCGTATAGCAGCGGGTCGGGCCGGTCGACCTGGACGCCGGCGACCGCGAACACGCGATCGTCCTCGCGGGCACGGTTCACCACGCGCCGTTCGGCAAATCCAGTGACGGCGAAATACAGCGACCCGATCCCGTTCGCCGGCGGTGTGCGCAGCAGCACCGGCACGCCGTTGCCCAGCGTCGCGCGGGCCTGCTCGCGGCTGGCGTCGTCCTCCGTCAAAAACTGCAGTTCAAACGTCGGCGTGTTCGCGACGTCGCTTGACACGATCGGCGTGCGGCGACCCAGCACGTCATGCACGGCGACCGGGATCGTGTAAGCCAGTTCCGGCAGGCTGACCAGCGCGACCTGTTGAGTGTTATTCGGCCGCACCAGGTCGGTCAGCCAGCTGTCGTCGCAGCCGCCGTCAGGGATCGTCACAGTGGCGCTGCCGGTGTCCAGCGGCGTCGGGCTGGCGGCCGTCCAGGTCGTCGCGGTGTAGGTCAGCGGCACGCCTAGCGGCGCCTCAAAATCTCGCGCGACCACGACGCCGGGGCTGACGATCGCGGCGCTGTAGCCGCGCACGATCGCCGTCGTGCCGGACGGGCCGCGGCGTTCCAGTTTCAGCCGGTCGTCGCCGGCCGGCACCGTCAGTTCGATGCGCACCGCGTACACGTCGGGTTCGACCGTCACGCTGACGGTCACGCTGCGCGGGGTCGTGCGCCGGCGGCCCATTAGGCGGGCACCGTGCCGGCCAGCAGCTGCCGCGCCAGCCCAGTGTTCGCGTCGGCGACCTCGACACGCACCAGGTCGGTTAGCTCGCGGTCGCCGATGAACACGCGCACCTGCACCGCCTGTTCGCGCATGATCTGCCGCAGCAGCGCTTCGGGCGCGATGATTTCGCGGCCCGCCTCGCCGGCGACCAGCAGCGTCGGCGTGTCGACCACGCCGCCGCGGGCCAGCAGCGGAATGTTCGGCAGTCCCCACGACTGGCCGCCGAATTCGCCGCCGCCGATTTTCTTACCGGCGATCGTGACGGACGGCAGGCTGATCCGCGGCACGGAAAACGTGATCGCGTTCCAGCCCGATAGCACCGCATTGATCGGCCGTTTGATCGCGTCCACGACGCGTTCGATCGCCGACGCGATCCGGCCGACCTGCCCCTGTATGTAGCCGGCGATCGACCCGACCAGGTCCTTGATCGCGTTCACCATCGCGCGGGCCGCGTCCACTGGTGCGTCGAATTTCTCGGCCAGCCGCCCCAGCGCCGCGCCGGCGTTCGTCACCCAGCTGGCGATCGTGGTCCCCAGCCCGACGATGAAACCGCGGATCGCGTCGGCCGCGGTGCGCACCGCCGATTTGATCGCATCCCAGTGCCGGATGATCAGCGCTACGGCCAGCCCGAAGGGGCCGGCCAGGATGCCCAGCAGCAGCGGCCAGTTCGCTTTGAACCAGTCGAACACGCTCTGCGCTGTCTGCTTGATCACGGCCCAGCCCTTCACGAACGCGGCCGTTACCTGGTCCCAGTGCTTCACCAGCAGCACGATCGCGACCACCAGCGCCGCGATCCCCAGCACGATCAGCCCCAGCGGGTTCGCGCTTACGGCGACGTTCCAGGCCAGCTGCGCAAACGTGATCACCTTTATGGCGGCGGCCAGCCCCAGCACGACGCCGACCAGCGGCACGATCACGCTGCTGTTGTCGGCGATAAATTTCGCGACCTTCGCGAGTATCGGCGCCAGTTCGTTCAGCGCCGGCAGCAGCGCCGTGCCCAGCGATTCCTGCACTTCGCCGAACGACGTCGCCATTTTCTCGGATTCGCTCGCGGTCGCGGCGGCGGTGCCCTTCACCTGCTTTTCGATCGCGGCCAGCACCAGCTGCTGTGCGCCTAGATGGTCGCCCGATTCGACCATTGATTTGATCATCGCTTTTTGCGCGTCCGTGAACGTGACGCCGGATTTCGCCAGCGCCGTAATCCCCTTCACCGGGTCCTGCAGCGCCTTGCCCAGCTGCACCGCGTTACCTTCCAGCGACCCGAATCCGGTCGCGGCCAGGTCGGCGGCGGCGGCGGTCGCCCGGTCGAACACGCCGGCGTTACGCGCCGTCTCGTCGCTGACCTTCCCGAAGGTGGCCAGCATCGCCTGCGCCGACATGATCGCTTCATCTTCGATCGCTGTCTGCGCCGACAGTTCGCTGGCGTAGTCCTGCGCGGCCTTCGACGCCTCGCCGGTCGTGTCGCCCATCTGCTTGAAAACGTTGTCTAGCCGCGCGGTCGCTTCGGCCGACTCTTCCGCGGCGCCGACCGCGGATTTGCCGAACGCCACGACGGCGCCGACCGCGAATGCGCCGCCGACCGCCTTCGCGACGCCGCCCATGCTCTTCGACACCTTGCCGCCGGCCTGTTCGATATCGCCGGACGCCTTCGACAGCCCCGCCGTGTCGGCCAGGTATTTGACGATGATTTCGGCCGTGCTGGCCACTATCTAGCCGCCCGCCTCGCGGCCCGGTTCTGCGCCTTTATCTGCTGATTCGCGTAGCGGTGCAGCGCCAGGTACTCGGCATCGGTGCAGCCGTCGAACGCTCGCGGCCCCACGTGGTAATGCCAGCACAGCCATGCCAAATCCTCTAGCGCCCTTCGCTCGTAGGGTCCGGCGTCGGCGTTTCGACCTCAATCGCGACGTCGCCGCAGTCGGCCCAGGCGACCGCGTTACCGTCGCGGCGCAGGTTCAGCCAGGCGATTGTCTGCATCCGGTCGGCGTCGTCGGCGTCCGGCCCCAGCATGTCGGTTAGCGTGCGGCCCGTTTCGGCCTTTAGCGCCCGGATTTCGTTCGGCGTGAAACGCACACCGCCGGCGGTGCTGAACTTGACGAACGCGGGCACCTGTTCAGGCATCGCGATTATGTCGGCGTCGGCCAATGCATCCCTCCGATTTCGTGTTCGGCCACTTTCAGCGCGGCGTCGGCGACCAGGTCGGCGGCGTCGTTCGCGATCGGGAACAGGTAGCGGCCGGCCGGCACGTAGGGCCGCCCGCGACCGCCGCCAAAATCGATCCAGCCGGCGTAGGGGACACCGCCGGCGTAGCCGACCGCGGCCCCGTCGCCTGTCTGCACCGCCTGCACGTCGCCGGCCAGCGCCCCGGATCGGTGCGGCACCGCACCGGCGACCTGCGCCGCCACCTGCTCGGCGACACCGTGGAACGCCGCCGGCGCGGCCTCTTCGATTTTGTCGGCCAGCTGGCGCGATCCTCGCGCCAGTTCGTCATAGCCCAGCACCTGCACGCTGGCGTCGGCCACTAGCGGGCGGCCTCTAGCGCCGTCAGTAGTTCGGCCTTCGTCGGGTAGTCGGCCGGCTGTAGCCCCTTCGCGATAGCGGCGGCGTCAAGCTCGGTCCGGGTCATGCCCTCAAACGCGGACGCGGACGCGGCGCCGGCGGTGTCGCTCTTCGTGTAGACGCCCGACAGCGACCAGTCCAGTTCGACGGTCGACGCGTCGCCGGCGTCGCCATTGATCGGCGAGTACGGCTGCGGAATGACCTCGCCGTAGAAACGCGGGTTAGTCGCCGACACCGGCTGCGATTTCCGCGGCACGATTTCAAACGCGACCGGCACGCCGCCCGCGAGCGCGGCCGACAAAACCTCTTCGGTCGCTTCGGGATCGAACGACTGGTACAGCGTCGCGATCAGCGACCATTTGACGCTGCCGGGGTAATCGCGGCTGCCGCACATCGTGTCAAGCGTCGTCACCGCGACGTCAGGCGTCAGTTCGATGTGATTTGTCAAGCAGGCCAGTTCGACCAGCACCGCCGGCGCGGGTCCCGGTGCGATTTTCAGGCTGGCATCGTCGAGAATCAGTGGCAGCGGTTCGGCCATGTCGTAGCCCCTTTCAAATCGAGACAGGCACCCTGAACGCGATTTGCGCCGCGAGTAGGGGCACGTTGTTGATCGTGAACACGCGCGGTGCCGACACGCTCGCCGGCGGCCACGCGTAGGCGTCGGCCGTCATGTGCGACAGCACGTAGCTGGTCAGCCGTTCCAGCATCGTGAATCCAGGGCCGGGTTCGACCCTTGCCGCCACGGCCCTGACCTCTAACCGCGCGAACAGCACGCGGCCCATTCCCATAGCTTCCTGGTCCAGCCAGGGGTCGGCCCACAGCAGCATGAGCGCCGGCGGGCTGACGCTGTCGACCACGTCGACCAGCACGGCCAGGTCGTCGAATTCGCCGGGGTCGGGTTGCAGTGCGGCAGCTGCCGCCGCGCGAACCTCGCCCAGCGGCAGCCGCCCGTTCGTGCTCACGCGATCCCTTCGCGCTGCTTTAGGGGCCGCAGCGTGCGAGCGTGGCGGGCGAACCCGTCACGCGGCGCGTACAGCGACCCGGTGCCGTCGTAACCGATCACGCCGAACGCGGCATCGTTTGCCTTCCACCATTCGACGGCCCGCAGCACGTTCACCCGATTTGCCAGCGGATCACCGGCCGGGATCGGTTCGCTGCGGTCCACAAAATGGTCGATTTCGGCTGCTGCCGCGTCGACGCACTGCTGCATCGCCGCCGAATTTTCCGCGGTCGCAGGCCGGCCCAGGGCCACGGCCAATTCGGCGACGGTGCAGTACCCCATGCGCTACTCGTCCTCTGCCTTCGCGGCCTCGTCGGGTTCGGCCTTCGCCGCGGTGTCGGCGTCGGCCTTCCGCGGCCGACCGCGGCCACGCTTCGCCTTCGCCTCGCCGGCGGCGCTGCCGCCGCTGCCCTCTTCCCAGGCCGGCGCCAGCCCTACGGCCTCGCGGTTCGGGTCGTCGAACTGAACGCCGCTCATGCCGTTTTGGTGATTTCGACGATGCCGGCCGGCTCAATCACCAGCGGTGCGAAATAGCCCGCGTATGCGACCTGCACGCCCAGCACGGACGGTTCGACCACCTGCAGCGACCCGATGCGGTCCTCGTAGACCTCGACTGCGGACGTGTTCAGCACCAGGATGGTGCCGGCGTCCAGCCCAGGCGACATGACCACCTGCAGCCCGCTGATCGATCCCTGCGCCCCTGAGCCGAACGCGCCGGCGCTGAACCCCGGCGACTGGCCCTGCGGCGCGATCGGCGGGAACAGCGGCCCGATCAGCCCCAGCATGTCGGGCGACACCGCGACGATGCTGCGGCCGGCGCCCTTCATCGCGGCGTAGGTGACGCCGACCGCGGCCCAAATCGCTGCCGCGACCTCGTCGGGATCGGCCGCGCCGGTCGGCAGCGTCGCGCCGGCCGTCGATGCCGCGTCGATCGCGGTGCCTAGCGCCTGCTCAGTTTCCTGCGCGTAGACGCTGGCCAGGTCATTGATAACCAGGTCCATGATCGACGGCTGCGACCAGTCGATGTTCTGCCGCGAGACGTTCACGTAGCCGCCGTACGTGGTCGCCGTCACCGGCACCATGCCAATGACCATCTTCCGGCTGACCAGTTCGGTTTTCTCGCCCGCCTGCGGTGCGACGTCGACGTGCTGCGAAATGCGCGGTCGCGACCAGGCACCGGACGGCAGCTGCCGCGGCCCCAGCGCCGTGACCAGCGGCCGTGCGTCGTCGACGAACGTGATAACCGGCCCCAGCACCTGCTGCGGCAGCAGGCCGGGGTTGTCGCCGGTCGTCTGATGCGCGGCGGTGCGGTGGAACAGTTCCAGCCGCTGCTGCGCCTCGTTCAGCCCTAGACCGGCCTTCCAGTAGTCCAGCACGTACTGGCCGGCGCTGCGGTATTCGACCTCGCGCGGGGGATCGTTCCCGTTCCCCATTGACGCCGCCAGCGCGGCGATCCGATCGGCCGACTGACTGCTAATGCGCGACGCCTCTTCCAGCGGCTGCATTAGCTCGTTCACCTGCGCGATGCGGTCACGTGCCCGCGTCGCCAGTTCCATTTCCTGCTCGGACAGGTCGCGCTGGTCGGCCTGTGCGGCCTCTACCAGCTGGTCCAGGAACTGCTGGCGCTCTTCGATTTCGCCGACATAGCGGGCCAGCATGTGGTCCGTTGCGCGTGGCATGCGGGGTCCTCCTGACGCGGTAAAGGTTCACGCGCCCGCGACACCCGCAACAGCCGGCCCACCCAGTGGTCTACAACGGCTGGTAGTGCGTTAGGGCTATCTAACGTTCCAGCGCAGCATACTGCTGTGCCAGCAAATCCGCCCGCAGCCGGTCCAGGTTCGGCGTCGGCGGCGGCGCAGCTGCCCCGTCCGGGTCGATCGCCGCGACCGCCTGCCTGACCGCCAGGACCCGCGCCGTTTCGTAGGCGGGGTCCGGGGTCATGGCGATGTGCCCCAGCCAGCAGCGGGTCAGCCGCCGGCGCGAGCGCGATTCCCAGCGCTCGCCGCCAGGCATCGGCAGGAACCCGGCGCTGGCGTCCAGGATGCCTTCGTCAGCCAGCGCCAGCGTTTCGTCGCCTAGCGGTGTCTGCGCGATCCGCAGTTCCGCTACCAGCCCCTCGTCGCGCGAGGGATGGAACGCGAGCGCTCGCCCGACGGTGCGCTGCAGGTCGTGGTCGCGGTTGACGCGGACGCGGTTAGCGCGTCGTTCGATCCCGGCGAACGCGCCGCGCTCGCAAATCTCGCGCACCATCCGGCCCTGGTATGCCACGACGGTTTCGACGTCGTACGGCATTACCACCAGTTCGATTGTCCGTTCGGGCCACGACACGCCCAGCTGCGTCGCGGTGCGGAATTCCAGTTCGCCGGCCGGCTGCCCGTTCACTGTGACACCGGCCCTGACACCAGCAGCCCCATCGTCGCGGTATCCATGCGTTCGACCTCCCGAATTTCGGCGACCGTCAGCGCCGGGTTGCCGCTCTCGTCGCGGATACGGTTCAGGATTTCCGCAGTCTGTGCGCGTTCCAGCGGCGCCGCCTGCACGTAGCTGTCGCGGTTCAATTCGACCACCGTCGCCCGCGGCAGCGCCCAGCCCGACAGCGCCGCGGTCACGGTCGACGCCTTCGGCCGCAGGCCGGCCCGCCAGTGAAAGTCGAACAGCGACTGCACGTTGGCGTAGGTCATGGAATCGCCGCCGGTCGGCAGCCCGACCATGAACGGCGGCACGCCCAGCATGACCGCCACGCGGGCCTCGTTCCATTCGCTCAGTTCGTGCAGCGCCATGTCGCGCGGCGACAGCTTCGGCACGTTCCACTTGACGCCGCCCGACAGCACCGCCGGCAGCCCCATAGACGCCATGCGCGACGCGACCCACTGCGCCTGCAGGTCGGCTGCCTGCTGCGCGGATAGTTCGTCAGGATGCTCTAGCGTCGACGGCGGAACGCCGGTCGCGAACACGTTTGCGGCGTAGCGGGCCAGCAGGTCAGCCGCGACCAGGCGCCCGTAGCCGGCCTCTAGCGGGCCGTGGCCCCGCGCGTCGCTGACGTTCCCCTGGTAGCGCACGTGCAGCATGTCGTCCGTCACGTCGACGCGGCCGATCGTGTAGCGCCGGCGGCCGGCGTCCATTTCCACGTTCACGTTCCACGGCGGCACGACATGGAACCGCGCCGGGTAGCCGGTCGAATAGCGGGCCGTACACAGCACGAACGCCTCGCCCAGCTGGTAGTCCCAAAACAGCTGTTTCGCGAATTCTTCCCAGCTGGCGTAAATCTCGGGCTGCGGATTCGTCAGCCAGTCGGCGTCGAGCGACGGCGCCGCGCCGACCAGGTACGGCGGCATCGTTGCCAGCAGCGACGCGTTCAGGTCGCAGCACGTCCAGGCCGTGTCGCCCAGCTTCGGCTGGTAGCCGTTCCACGGCGGCGTCGACCATTCGGCCGGCCAGCCTGACCACGGCATCGGCGGGCTGATCCGCGGCGGCGGGATCGCCGGCACGCCAGCTTCGATCACGACGCCGTCGGGATCGCCCGGAATCGCTGTCGGCGGTCCTACGGTCGCCGGCGGCGTGTCGCCGGGGTCGTTCGGATTCGGGGTTATCTCGTCAGGCCGAATCGAACGGGTCCACAGTCGCACGCCCCGCAGTGTAAACGGCCCTGCAAACGGACGCTATTCAGCGACGCCGGCGACCGCCGTTTTTCCGGTAGGCGGCCGATCCCGGTTTCGTGCCAAACAGGAATTCTCGGCGCAGCAGCGTCGCGGTCAGCGGGTCGCCGTGGCGGTAGCGGCTGGTGACGTGCGCCATGACGTCGACCAGCGCCGCGTCCGGCACCGCCTCTAGCGCCGGCGTCGACGCGGCCTGCTGCTTCGCCTCTAGAACCCGCTGCCCGCCGCGAGTCAGCCGCCACATGCGCCGGTTCTCGTCGAACGAGAACACGCCGTAGCGGCGCATCCACGACATGCGCACCGCGACCGCCTGCACGTCGCTGTCCATGCCTAGCTCGCCGGCCAGGTCATGCGTCGATATCTCGCCGTCCTCGTTCACGTGTTCAGCGACCGTCAGCATTAGGTCTAGGTCGCGAAAGTCGTACAGCGTCAGGTGCGCCATGCTCACACCATCCGGTAGATGCGCGACCCGCCGGTGCCACGCTTCGCCAGTCGGATTAGCCCGCGCTCGCGCAGCACGTGCAGCGCTGCGTTCACGGTGTGCGACGACATGCCCAGGTCAGCCTCGCGCCACACGCCGGTCGCGTGGAATTCGTCGCCGTTTAGGTTCGCCTGCAGGTAGGTCAGCACCTTTTCCACCGCCTCGTCGCTGACTGATCCGCCCATACCTGACCGCGATCCCTTCGCCGGCTTCGGACCCGGCCGCGCCGCGTTCGGATCAGCCGCCCGCAGCACCTTGTCGATCCGCCGCAGGGTCGCCCGTTCCGCGTCCAGCTGCGTTTCTAGCGCGGCGATTCGCTCGGCGGCGGCTGCAGCCTGATCGCGTAGCGGCTGCAGAATTTCTGCCAGCGCAGCGTCGACTGGCGGCGATTCACTCATGGTCGATCCCTCCACTTCGATTGACAGCGCCGCCAGTCTGACACAGCGATCGGCTGCAGGCGGCGCATTGTGCGCACGTTCGTACAGCCAAACGACAGCGGGCCGCCCTGCTGCAGCGGGCGGCCCGTCCGTCGGCTGTCGAATCGGCAAGAGTCGACACGGCCACGCTAGCGGATCATCGGCAGCGGCACTGGCCGGTGCGCGGCGCTGATCGCCCACACCGCGGCCCGGATCAGGTGCGTCGGGCCACGCGCGACCAGGTGCAGCCCGGTCGGCGATTCGCGCACCTGCGCCACGCTCAGGGCCGCGTCCAGTTCGCCCGTTGTCTCGTCATGCGTCAGCTGTTCGCCCAGCGCCAGGTCGCGTAGCAGCGCCAGCCCTAGCCGTGTCTCGCGACCGCCGGCCGGCGCCGGTGCCGGTAGCCGCGCCGGCACGCGGTCGACCAGCGACGCGCCGACCAGCAGCTGGCGAACCTGCCGGCTGCCGGCCAGGATCGCGACGTCAGCCAGCGCCGTATCCCAGTCAGGGCACAGCCAGCCGTCGACCTCTAGCCGCCCGTCGTCCAGCCGCGCGACCGCGGCGACGGCGGCGCCCATCCCGTAGTCGTCCTCGACAGCGACCCATATCGGCCCCGCCGAACGCAGCGCCGGCGTCGCCAGGTCGGCCCACAAACCGGGCGGCAGCAGGTCGGTCGTCGCGCCGGCGGGTTCGGCCAGCTTCCGCGGCCACTGATTCAGCCACTGCGCCGTAAATGACGCGATCGGGTCCGGCTCTTCGGGGTCCTCGACATGGCCGGCGCGAGCGTTCGCCAGCTGCCGTTCGACCATGCGCTGCCGCCGATCCGACCAGTGCGGCGACGCCTCACGCCAGCCGGCGACGTCGTCCAGGTCAGCCCCGGCCGGCGCCGACCATTCCACGATCAGGTCGCCGTCGCCGGATTCCAGCTGATCCAACGCCGCCAGCCGGCGGCCCAGCATGAGCGACGTCGACATGCGATGCGCGGTCGACACCAGCAGCAGCTGCGGCTGTTCGCGTTCGGCCATTGTCGGCGTCAGTCCCTCTTCGATCGATGCCGGCCGCACCTTCCAGGCTTCGTCAGCGGCGCCCAGCGACACCGCGTAGCCGTACACGGCCTCTTTCGCTCGCAGCATCCAGCGCGACCCGTCGGCCAGCAGTTCGATTTCCTCTTGCCCGTTCACTTCGCGGACGCGGTACTGGTCGGGCCGTGCCTTCGCCCATATCCGCGCCGGCCGCTGAACCTCTTTGCAAATCGCCAGGTCCTTCCCGGTGTGCAGCACGTCCTGCGCCTCGCCGAAATGCTCGCCCTGGTGAATCCGCCACAGACACAGTTCGCGCAGCAGCCACGATTTGCCCAGCTGGCGGGCCAGCGACAGCACGCACACTTCCCAGCACAAACGCCCGTCGGCGTCGACCTCTAGCAGCCGCGTCGCGACCAGCTGCTGCCACCAGCGCAGCGGCCGGCCGGTGCGCTCTTCCGCCCAGGCGATGAACGCCGGCCCCAGCGACCCGACCGCCCGCCGATGCGGCACTGACATGAGCCGCGGCCAGACAGCGTCAGGCGGCGGTTTTCGCAGGTCGCGCAGCCACGGTTTCCGCCAGCGCCGATCGCTCGCCGGCAGCCCGTCGCGCTCAGGTTCGGCCGCGTCGGGATCGCTGCCCAGCAGCGACTGCCCCGGCCGCCAGGTGCCATGCGCGACCGCGGCGCCCTGCGAATTCTGACAGTCGGCGCAGGCCGGGATATAGCGGCAGCAGCCGCTGCCTTCGCGATGCACGTGCATCGCCAGCGGCGGGTCGTGGTCGAGCGTTGTCGCCCGCTGCGCCTTGCAGTGCGCACACAAAACCGGCGGGTCGAGCATGAGCCGGCGGATACGGCGATGCCTCGCCCCGTATGTCGCCTGATCAGACACTGTCAGCAGACAAGGGGGGAAAGGTGGCCGCCAG